AATGAACGTTGTATTAACTGGGCCTTCACCCCAACCGTACTCACCCCATGTACCCGAACCCCAGCCGCCTTCCGCATTAAGCGCATTCTCGTGCAAAACACCGGTGGTGCCAAGCCCCCCAGAAGCACTAACACCAGACAATTCCACAGACCTATCAGACGCTCCCCCAACTGAGCCAACAGCCCCCTCTGCGGAGACACCTGTTAAAGCCTGTTCAATAACAACATAAAACGTTACTGTACCAACTGAGCCAGAAGCCTCAACACCAGTTAGGGCAACTGAAATATCAGGCCCAACAGTTCCTACACTGCCAATTCCCAATACGCCAGTCTCAGCGCCAGTTTGTGTAACATCTACAGTACCAACTGCGCCAGCAGCCGCAACACCATTCAACTCTATAGACAGCGTAGTAGCAGTAACAGAACCAACCGCTCCTGTGGCTGCTACGCCTGTCAGCGCATCAGTTTCAGCATATACGACAGTACCAACTTCACCCGTAGCGGATACGCCCGTAAGGGCTAAAGAGCTTTCAACTACAACTGTACCTACCTCGCCCGTCGCTGAAACGCCCGTGAGTGCTGAAGAAAAAGATTCCTCAACTGATCCTACTGCACCGCTTGCTTGAACGCCTGTAAGGTCAACAGTAATGACTGGGGCTGCTGTATCTACATTGCCAGTAGCTTGGACTCCAGTTAATGCGACTGAGACTCCGCCGTTCGTGACTGTTCCTACCGCGCCAGATGCCTGAACGCCGGTAAGAGCAACGACTACTGTCTGCCCCGCAAGCGAGGCAAATGGCGCTTCGGCAAATGCGGAGATACCGAACATGGCTACTCCGGTGAGTTACCCCACCGGCCCTATTAGGTTGTAGCCAGACGAATCAAAGCAGTCGAAGTTGTATTCGCAGGCATGGTAAGAGTAAACGTACCAGCAGTAATTGTCTGTGAACCGAAAGTATGGACGCTCACCGCTTTATTGCTTTGCGTTGAGTTGTAGATCAACACGGCATCAAAAGCTGTAGACAATGTTACGCCGCTATAAGTAATACTGGCCGAAGGCGTGACAAATGCAACGCCCGCAGTAACAGAAGAGTTAGTAGCCGTAGGTGGGGTTCCAAATGTAACCGCAACACCGCCCGCAGAGTAACCAGTACCAGTTACTTCGCCGGAAGTTCCATAGGCGGTAGTACTAGCATTTTGCGTAGCTGACGCTAAAAACAGTGCGGCTTTAAACGAATCAGTTGCGCCGCTTGCACGAACGGGGGCAGTACCAAAGTTATGGGTGGCAGTCATTAACTCACCCATAAAACTAGTCGTCATTGCTTGTGTATTTGCCATATTAGGCTCCTTAGTTAAAAGATGCCGCTTCAGCAGCTAGTGTTACAGATTGCTTTAGGGCGACATGAGCAGAGCGGTGAACAAGTTCGCCATCCAGCCAGTATTCAACCCATGTTGTGTACTCGTTGTCATTATCAACGAAGCCTTCTTTTTTCTCAAGAAGAGATTCATCCATTTCGCCTTTGGTGGTTGTGACCAGTGCCATGTTTTCTCCTATACAAGTCTAATGAGTGCAGCCGTGCTAGTGTTAGCAGGCATCGTTACAGTGAAAGTGCCAGTCGATGTTATGTTATTCCCAAAGTCCAGAACACAGACAGCGCCATTAGCCCCGGCTTTATAAATCAACGCGCCACGAGCCGTAATTGCACCAGTCCACGCTGGGCTGGAAAAATTAACGTAAATGGTACTGCTGTTTGAACTAAGCGCAGTATTGACCGTTGCCGTTACTACCAGCCCACCAGCCGCATAATTACCGCCTGAAGTTTCACCATCAGATGTGTAGGCCGTAGTAAGCTGATTCAAAGTGGCAGAATTGGTATACAGCGCCAAATAGAACGTGTCAGTTGAAAAATTCAACGTCCCGTTAATCAAGCCAGTCCGCAACGTATTGCAGGAATAGTTACCTGTAAAAGCCATCAGGTCACCGCCTGTCTATATTGACCAGAACGATAGGCATCCTGACGCTCCATACCATCACCCAAACGTTTAGCTTGTGCAAGGGCTTCTTTGTATTTGCCGTCGTACAAAGCAAGCATGTCTGTTTCGCCCTTCATGTAGGTATAAGCCTCAACCAGTGAGCCATACAAGAGCACTGTGTCAAAGTTATCACCCAGCCATGAAGTGCCAGTTACGTTTGACACTGTAGCTACGGGAACAGAAAACCCAGTCCCTGTGCCACCAATATCAGCAACTGCCGCTGACAACGCATTACCTACTTTGTATAAACAACCGCCGTTACGAATAACAACCGTTGTTACAACGCCGCCACTTACAGTGATATCTGCATAAGCGCCAGAGCCACTACCACCAGTCAACTGCACGTTGTAGTACAAGCCATTGGTGTAGCCAGAACCACCTGTTACCGCTCCAAAAGATGCGATCACCGCTTGCACAATAGACACAGGATAGTAGTAGAAATGCAGTTCCGCTGTATACGCGGCACTAGGTGTTGGGCCAAGAATAAACGTCAACTCGTTTGTAATCACGTTGCTCTGAACAGAAGGGCCAAACAACGCGTAGTACTTAGGGGTTCCGACATCTGTCGTAGGATTAGGATACGCCTGACGAATAAAGTTAACGTCTTTGTTAAGCAAATACTCATAGTTACCAGCCGCATCAATCACGGCCAGTGAATACGTCGCCAGGTAATCATCCGGCGCTCTGAGGTACTTGTTACCGGACGTAATGTTACCCGTCATGTTCTTGCGAAGAGACGGAAACTGCACCGTGTTATAGATGCGCAATTCAGCTTGTTCAATGAACCGATTGATCTGTTCAGTAGGCGTAACCGTATCGCTGTTAGAAGCGGTAAAGTCCGGAAAAGTATTTTCCGTATACGACTGAATGGTATTGAACAGTTCAATGTAATTCATATCAAGCCATTGGGCCTCGGGCCATCACGCCTTTAGTAGCTGCGCCAGTACCACGAATCTTGATACCAGAAGTCTTGGGCTCTTTGTATGGGTCACGACTGATGTTACCAACAGACATGTTCACATCATTAGCAGTCAAACGGTTACCACCTTGGTAGCCACTGTTCTTGATATCCACACCCGCTTCGCCACTCATGTTGTGGGGAGGAGCATAGACGCTGGCATCACCAACTTCTTTGCCCATCATCTTTTTGCTAAAAGTTGCCATATCAAGCTCCTTTTTTGTAGGTAAAGGAAGACTTCTTCTGGTTAGCTACCTTAGCCAAACCACGACCCAATTGCTTCATTTGCAAATTAGTCTTGCCACCCTTGGCTAATTTGGTCATAGGTTGACCAGGATGCAGCTTTTTCTCGTGCTTGTGCACGGCTCCAGCTACCATTTTTTTGTCTTGTTTCAAATCTGCTTTGTTCATGTTCGACTCCTTATGTCGTTGTAACCGTAACTGTACCAAGTTCTACCGCTAATACCAAGTTATTTGGCGTTAAAAGTGTATCAAATCCACTTGCTCCACCAACAGGGTTGTACCCCCATTGAAAGACTCGACTGCCCTGCTCTGGATATCCAAAGCCCTCTTGCGCTGTACTGTTTGTCAACAAAATTTGCAAGCCACTTTGACCAGAGACTTGGTAGCTCACATCAGGACGGGGATCACGTACAGCTTGAGGATCATTAACGGGATACATACCCAACAGCAATTGCGGTTGATCTGGATCCCAGCACTCTGGGCAAACTTTAATCTGAAACGGCTTAGTTTTTACAATTTGCGTGCGCAGCTCTTTGAGCTTATAGCGTTGCGAACACCGATCACACTCGGCAATTGCATACTTACCTGATGCAAATTGGTTGGCCATTACTTACCTGTAATAGAAATTGTTACGTGGAACCAGACGCAAAGGCGCTTTATCACGATCCTCTGTAGATGCCATTAGCCACTGCTCTTCATATTCAGCCTTCAAAGCCATTGCACGTTCGGGCGCTTTTTTAACAGATATTTGAAAAGCCAACCCAGCAATCAAAGCAGGCAACATACGGAATGGAATATCTTGCTCATTTACACCGTTTCCAGCATCCTGCATACGGCGCAGTCTGTAATACACAAACGTGTATTGATCGCCTGGCGCATTAGGCGTTGGCCATACATTGATGCAAGGCAGGTTTTGCACAGTCACCGTAGCACTAATTGCATGAGCGGCTGCCGTCGTATTGTTCTGGCCACGAGCACAGTTAATGAGCTGGTTGCCACTGATGTTTGGATAGCTAATTGTCTCTGTGCCAATCTTGACAAATCCAGCAGAAGCCAACTTCGCGGTAGACGTTAACGTGATCGTCGTGTCAGTTGCACTCACCGTGGCCGCTACAGTGGCCGTAGAGAGGTTTTCCATGCCAGACTGACGGTTGATATACACTTGGATAGGACGGCCTTGTGCGAGCTTTGTAGGAATGCTCATGTAGGTCGGCTCTGCAATCCGGCTGATGTTAATGTCAATCTGGTTGGTAGTGCCGTTGTTCTGACGGATCACCATGTCCATAAGGTCAACTGTCTCTATGGGCAACGGATACATGGCTTGACCAGTGACCATAGGTATTAACCCTTGCTCTACTGTCCATAGGTTAATGCCTCGATTAGCCCATTCCATACTTAATAAATTCATACTACGGCGTGCAGTACGGAAGTCATAGCCCGTGCGTAGCTCTAAGCCGCAACGCTCAAAGGCTTCCTCAATGATGTCATTCAAATCAAGGTTGAATATGGAAAGGCCCGAAGTGCTCATTTATCTAAACCCTGCCGTTTTCTTTGCTATTGCTTTTGGTTGAGCTACAAACTGTTTGCCAGATGCCTTGCCAGCACGCTTGGCTTTGGTCGTAGCCGCATATTCTTGCGGAGACAAAGACTTAATAGCCTTCTCTGGTAAATATCGTTCACCTGTTTTACTTGACGGCTTTCCACTCTTGGTGCGCCATTTCTGGTCGCCCCAGTCTTTGAGGGATTGCTGCGGCGCTTTCATTTATATCCACCACCTGCGGCTTTGTAACGTTTAGCCATTAACTGAGCCTTACGAGCCGACCACTGGCCTGCGCCTGTACCTTGTACTGCGGCGGCTTTAACGCTGTTAAAAATTCTTTTACGTAACTCAGGCTTAGTGTAGTTACCAGACTCATTCACCTTAGACTTTACCTTGCCGCCTTCGGCATATTGCGTGAAGTCAGTGTCATCCCGCCGCGCTTTTGTCTTAGCGCCGGGCATTTTAGACGGGCGAATTGCGCCCATACCACGGGATGCCATCATTTGCTACCACCTTTAGTTTTTTTGGCTAGAAACAATTTATCAACCATCTTAATCCGCTCAGGTTTGGTTGTAACTTTGTTAATAATAGCCAGACGTTTTGGCTCACTGGCACCATAAAACCCAGCCTTTTTTAAAGACTGAACTACCTTACCTTTTGGTGTTACGGTGGCCATGATAGTTAAGCTCTTGTCTTTCCGCGAATGGCAATGCCATCAGCACGGGCAGAAGCAGAGCGTACCTTGCCGCCACCTTTGAACTTAGCACCAGGGAATGTGTTATCCACTTCTCCAGGCATGAATGGCTGGCGCTGGCGTCCCATCGACTGCTTAGGAGCTGA